ATATTGGAACAAGATAGACAGTGGTGAAGAAATTGTATCAAATAAAGTAAGACGTGTTTATAAAATGCTTACTGATAGCATGTATGATGATATGTGTGAATGGGAATATAGACCTTCCAAAGCTAATCATGCAATTGAGTTTATTGAAAACTTTTGTAAACATTCAAAAGGTAAATTAGGTGGTCAACCTTTCATTTTAGAACTATGGCAAAAGGCAATGACTGCTGCTGTATTCGGATGCATACATAAAATTGATGATGTTCGATGGTGGCAAGAATTTATTCTACTTGTTGCTCGTAAAAATGGTAAGTCAGCTTGGGCTAGTGCTGTAGGACTCTATATGTTAATTGCAGATGGAGAGCCAGGAGCAGAGGTAGTTAGTGCTGCAACTAAAAAAGATCAAGCTAAAATTGTTTGGCAAGAATCTAAACGTATGGTTAATAAATCACCAGCATTAAAGAAGCGTATTAGAACATTAGTAAGTGAATTAATCTCAGACGCTACGGATTCAACATTTAAACCTCTATCAAGTGATTCAAATACACTGGATGGCTTGAACATCCATGCCAGCCTTATAGATGAATTGCACGCAATCGAAGATAAGAACCTTTATGATGTAATTGTCGATGGTATGTCAGCTCGTGAACAACCTTTATCAATTATCACATCTACAATGGGTACAGTTCGTGAAAATATCTTTGATATTAAGTATGAAGAAATTGAATTGATTATCGGTGACTATGACCAAGCAGATGCAGAGCGTTCTCGTGTGCTTCCTATTGTCTATGAATTAGATAAGCGTGATGAGTGGTTAAGTGATGATTACTCAGTATTCAAGAAAGCAAATCCTGGGCTTGGAACAATCAAAAAGCCTGACCAATTAATAGCTAAAGTTAAGAAAGCGAAGAAGAATCCTTTACTAGTAAAGAACTTATTAACTAAAGACTTCAATATTCGTGAGACTTCAACTGAAGCATGGTTAACATATGAACAAGTTTTCAATGATAAGAAATTTGATATCGATGAACTGAAACCTCGTTATGGAATTGGAGGAACAGATTTATCAGAGACAACCGATCTGACATCAGCATCGGTTATTTTTATGCTTCCTGATGATGACAACGTTTATGCGGAACATATGTATTGGCTTCCAGAAGATTTACTTGAACAACGTGCAAGAGAGGATAAAATTCCTTATGACGCTTGGAAAGACATGGAGTTATTACGTGTTACGCCTGGGCGAGAAATTCATCCTAAGTTTGTAACTCAATGGTTTTTAGAAATGCAAGAGAAACATGATATCTATTTAGCTTGGGTTGGTTATGATAGATGGTCTGCAAAGTACTGGGTAGAAGAAATGAAAGATAATTTTGGTGAACCTGCAATGATACCTATTGCACAAGGTAAACAAACGTTATCACAACCTATGAAATCACTTGGAGCAGAATTAGAATCTAAGAAAATCATATATCAAAACAATCCTATAACTAGATGGTGTCTAAGTAATACTGCAATTGATATCGATAAGAACTTAGCAATTCAACCTAACAAAACGAAGAATCAACGTAGACGTATCGATGGAACAGCAGCATTATTGAACGCTTATGTAGTGTTACAAGAAAAGAAAAATGAATACATGAACATGATTTAGAGAAGGAGGTGAGAAATTGGGATTATTCGGCTGGATGTTTGGTAATAAACAACCTGATACAAAAACATTGCAACGCTTTGAAATGATTAGTGATCAAAGTAATGGATTCTATGCATGGGGAGGTGACTTGTACGCTTCTGACATTGTTCGCTCATGTATTCGTCCTAAAGCAAGAGCAATAGGGAAGTTAATTGCTAAACATATTCGTGATAGTGTGGATGGCTTTAAAGAAAACCCTAATGTCACTATTCGTTTTCTATTAGAAGAACCAAATCCAATGATGACAGGTCAAATGCTTCAAGAAAAAATGGCAACTCAACTAGAACTTAATCATAATGCATTTGCTTACATGAAGCGTGACCCATATACCAATGTGCCATATGAAATTTACCATCTAAACTGTGTTTCTGTTGAAGCATTAGAAGGTACTGAAGGTGACTTATTCTTAAAGTTTTATTTTGCTAATGGTAAATCTAAAACAATTCCATATGCAGACGTTATCCATTTACGAAAAGACTTTCATTCTAGTGATTTGTTTGGTGAATCACCTGCAAATGCATTAGCACCTTTAATGGAAATCGTAAACACAACAGATCAAGGTATTGTTCAAGCAATTAAGAATAGCGCAGTAATCAAATGGATTCTGAAGTTTACAGCAAACATTAGACCTGAAGATATGAAGAAACAAGTACAAGAATTTACTGACAGTTATCTTAATATCGAAAATACAGGTGGTGCTGCTGGTGTTGATAGTAAGTTTGATGCCATTCAAGTTAAAGCAGATAACTTTGTACCAAATGCGGAGCAAATGGATAGAACTATTCAACGTATCTACTCATTCTTCAACATTAATGAAAAGATTGTCCAATCTAAGTACAACGAAGATGAATGGAATGCTTTCTATGAATCTGAAATTGAACCTATTGCAAGACAATTAAGCGAAGAGTTTACACGTAAGATATTCTCTAGAACTGAAAGGGGATATGGAAACAAAATTATCTTTGAAGCATCTTCATTACAATATGCATCAATGCAAACTAAACTTGCTCTTGTTCAAATGGTTGACAGACAAGCACTTGTACCTAATGAATGGCGTAGAATACTCAACCTTGCACCAATTGAAGGTGGAGACAAACCTTTACGTAGATTAGATACTGCTTTAGTTGACGATGGAAACACTACATCAAATGAACCATCGAAAGGTGGTGAAAATGTTGACAAAGGAGATGAGACAAAACAAGCAGATGAACAACAAACAGAAGGAAATGCAGTTGGAGGAACGTCAGATTGATGTAACAAGCCTTGAAGTTCGTGCAACTGGTAATGATGATTACATACTCGAAGGTTACATAAACAAATTTAATAATCGTTCATATTATCTTGGTGCTTTTTATGAGGAAGTACAGAAAGGTGCATTTGACCGAACATTAGCAGATGGACATAACATTTACGCATTAAAAAATCATGATGATGAGCTTAGATTAGGCTCTACACATTCAGGATCGCTTCAATTACATGCAGATGATATTGGTTTGAAGTTCAGTTTAAAAATTAATCCTGAAATCTCATATGCTAAAGATGTTTACCACCTTGTAAAAGATGGATTGTTAGAAAACTGTTCATTCGGATTCTATTGTATTCAAGATGAAATTGTTAGGCTGTCAGATGGAACAGATTTACGTTATCTCAAAGAGATTGAGCTAGTCGAAGTTACATTAACAAATAAACCTGCATATCAATCTAGTCAAGTTGCATGTAGAAGTTACGATGAATTCAAAGCAAAAGAATTAAAAACTAAGCAAGACGAATTAAAACGGAAAAAGCTATTACTAAAACTAAAATATTTCAATTAAAGGGAGTTAAATAAAATTATGAAAACATTAAAAGAAATCGAAGTTCGTTCAGCAGAAATTAAAGCATTACTAGAAGGTGAAACAGAAGTTGATGTAGATGCATTAGAAAATGAAATGCGTGAATTAGCACAGGACAAAGCGAAGCATGAAAAACGTGCTCGACTATTAAAGGAAGCTGGTGAATTAAACGTGAAAGAAGAAGTTCGTACAATTGAATCATTCAATACACAAGAACATCAAGAAACTCGTGAGCAAGCAAACGTAGAACAACGTGCAAAAGACCTTAAAGAAGACCGTGCTATTACTGTAGCAAGTGGAGACTTAGTGTTACCTAAACACACTTCATCTTCTATCAATGGTACATTCAATCAAATCTCAACTTTACTTGATCGTGTAAAACTTACACCTATGAGTGGTGGAGAATCATTCCAACAACCATATGAAGTTTCTCATGGTGAAGGTGGATACACTGATGAGGCTGGTAACTACATCGATGTTGAAGTTGAAACTGACTATGCAACAATCGGTAAAACTAAAATTACTGCTTACAGTGAAGTAACTGAAGAAGTACAAAAATTACCTGCTGCAAACTATGAAGGCTTAGTTATCGGTGGAGTTGGTAAAGCTTTACGTCAAAAAATTACAAAAGAAATCTTAGTTGGTAATGGTGGAGTTAATCAATTAACAGGTATCTTCTCTAACCAAGCTAAAGCAATTGACCCTGCTACTGATTTAGCAATCTCTGCAATCACTGCTGACACTTTAGATGAAATTATCTTCTCTTATGGTAACAAAGAGGATGTTGAAGCTGTTGCAACACTTATCCTTTCTAAAGCAGACTTAAAAGCATTCGCTATGTTACGTGATGGTCAAGATAAGAAAGTCTATGAAGTTAAATCTCAAGGTAATGTTGGTACAATCGATGGCGTTCCTTACATCATCAACTCTGTATGTGCTCCTGTTTCTGTTGCTGGTACTCCTGCTGGTGCTTACGCTATGGCTTACGGTGTTCTACAAAACTATGAGCTTGTAACATTCTCTGGAACTGATATTCAACGTTCTACTGACTTCAAATTCAAACAAGGTATGATTGCTCATAAAGGTTCTGTATTTGTTGGTGGTAACGTAGTTGCTCATAACGGTTTCTTACGTGTTAAGAAAGCTCCAACAGCTTAATAGTTAATAAATTATAAGGGATTGATAGTTAATGATTTATAAATCGACTGTATTGAAAGCTTTTAAATGTAAAGATACAGGTCGTCACTATGGAATTGGTGGCTTTTTCAGTTCTGAGGATTCTGAAAGAGTCGCCTATTTAGGTGATTTAGGCTTTGTTAGTAAAGAAGTAAAAGAAATTGAACCTGTCGTTGAAACGAAGAAGAAAGAAACAGCAGATAAACCACCATTTAAACATGTTGGTGGCGGTTGGTATGAACTAGCTAATGGTGAAAGAGTTAAAGGTAAACAAAAGGCATTAGAAGCTATTGAGAGTAGGTGATTAGATGATTGAAAAGGTGAGAAAGAGTTTAAGAATTTCTCACACTGCATTAGACGATGATATCCAAGACTTAATTGAAGCAGCATTGATGGAACTACAGTTGTCAGGTATTAAAAAATTAGATGAGAGTGATCCATTGATTATTCGTGCTGTAACAGTATATTGCAAAGCTGAATTTGGCTTTGATAATCCTGATGCAGAAAGATTTAGAAACTCATTTGAATCATTACGAAATCATCTAGCATTAGCAGGTGATTATAATGCTTCATCGTGATATCGCTCATCTATTAACAACTGAAATTAAGAAAACGAATGGTGTTCAAAACAAAGTAGTCACTAGTAAGCAAATGGTTTTCGTAAATAAGAAAAGTGTTGGTACTCAAGAATTTTATCTTGCTTCTCAAACAGGTTTTACACTTGAACTAATGTTGGAAATGCATACATTAGATTACGATTCACAAGAGTATGTTGAGTTTAATTCTAAAACGTACAGAATCATACGAACGTATGAAAAAGGCGATACGATTGAATTAAAATGTCAAGCTCATAGTGGTAAATTGTAATGCCTTTAGAAGTAACTGGACTAAAGGAAATGTTTGAGAAGATTAAAAAGATTGAAGCAGTAATGAAGAGTACTAGAATTAGTGAAATGGCTTTAGAAGCTGGTGCAGAAATCTTACGTGATGAAGTTAAACGTAGAGCACCACGTTCTAAAGGCGGTGGCAAACATGCTGCTGATCGTATAGTTATTTCAGCAGTAGTAGAAGGTAAAATTGCTATTGGTTTCATACCCGATGATTGGTTCATGAAATACCATGAGTGGGGAACAAGCAAAATGAAAGCCAGACCATTCTTTGAACCAGCGTTTAATGCAAAGCAAAAAGAAATTGAGCAAGCTATGTACAACGTTTATGTAAGAGAGTTGGCGAAAATATGATTTACGATTTAATTGAAGAATTGTTAGCATCATTTGAAGTAACGACAGGTGTTATTAGAGTTATTGACCCACCTGATACGTACATAACCTATTTTCAATATGATGAAAGTGCTACACAGTTTATTAATGATGAAGAGTCTAGAACAACATATTACATTCAAGTAGATGTGTTTTCAAAATTTGATGCATTCTCACTTGGAAAAGAAGTACAAAAGAAATTAACCAAAAATGGATTTATTAGAAGAAGCGTATTCCACGACTACGAAGAGGACACTGAGTTGTTCCGTCATGGGATGCGCTTTTACTATACACAAAACAATTAAACTAAGGAAAGAAGGAATTATTAATGTCAGCAGATAAAATGACAGTCGGTTTTAAAAATATTCATTTCGCAGTAATGCAAGAAGATGTACGTAAAGGTACAACAACTTATGGAGCACCAAAATATTTCGCAGGAGCGATGCAAGCAACATTAAATCCAAATGCTAGTTCACAAACTGTACACGTTGACGATGTTCCAGTAGCAACTGTAACAAGCACTGGTGTATTAGAAATGGAATTACAAGTGGACAGTATTTCTAAAGAAGCAGCAGCAGAATTATTCGGATACCGTATCGATGCTAATGGTGTATTACTTGAAGCAACAAAAGATAAATCTCCATATATCGCTTTAGGATTCGAGTCTGAGTCTATCGATGGCGGTAAATTAATGAACTGGATTCTTAAAGGTAAATTAACTGTACCTTCTCAAGAATTCCAAACTAAAGGTGAATCTGTAGAGATCAAAAACCAATCAGTAACAGGTCAATTCGTTAACCGTTTATCTGATGGTGAGAAGAAATTCTCTGTACATAGTAATGATGAAGGCATTAACGCTGAAGTTATTCTTGACTGGTTCGATAAAGTTTATGAGCCAGTAGCAGTAACAGAAACACCAACAGTTTAATCTTAATATACCATATGGGAGTATCTATAATGGGTACTCCCTTTTTTTCATTAAACTAATCAAAAAATATTGGAGGACGTATAAAAAATGATGGATTTAAAATTAAGAATTAATGGTGAATACAAGCAAATGCATGAACCTTTTATTTCAGGAATGACTTATAGAAAGTATCTACCTTTACAAGAAAAGCACGACTTCTTACATAACGAAGTACCATTTCAAGCACTAGATGAATTGATTGTTCTTATTGTAGAAGCATTTGATAAACAATTTACAGTGGATGAGTTCTATTGTGGTCTAAGCTCTTATGATTTACGTGTAAAGATCGCAGAGTTTTTAGCGATTGTAAAAGGATTCCCTTCACAAATGGAGTTGTCAGATAAAGAGTTAGCAGAATTGACTAAGGAAAATGACGATGATGCCACACCCTCAGACAGAGGCGGAGAAGCTTGACGATTTCTACAACTACATGTTGAACACTCAAGGTTTAAAGCCAAATGAAATTGATCAAATGGACATTCATCACCTGTTCAAATTAGTACGTAAACAAATTAAACAGAACAAAGAAAATGAGAAAAATAATTCAAAAACAAGTAAGAAACAAGAACCTAAACCACGACAAGGTTTCTTAGATGAGATACCTGGATGGGCATAAAAAAGAGGGAGGTGAACACAGCATATGGATATGGGCAATATGGCTTCAATGAAGTTCAAGCTTGATTTAGAAGGACTTGGTTCAGCAACAACAGACTTCGCTAAATTAAGTCGTGTTACAAAAATTTATGATAGTGAAATTGCAAAAGCTAAAGCAGGCGTTAAAAAGTTTGAACAAAATTTAGATGCAATGAAAGAAGTTGCAGATGCTACAACTAAAAAATTAGAAGTACAAAAACTTACTGTTAAGCAAATGGAAGAAGAGTATGCTGATTTAGTTCGCACAAAAGGTGAAGACGATGTGGAGACTCAGAAATTATTAACTAGATATAATCGTCAAGTAGCCCAAATGAAGAAGACAGAGATGGGTTTACAAAACCTAAATGGAAAAATTAAAGAACAGAGTAGTGCTTATGTCGAAGTTTCAAAAGAAGCAGACAAAGCAATTAAGGGCATTGAGCAAGACTTAAAAGTTTTAAATAGTCAATATAGTAAAACAACCGATGGGATTAATGATTTAAAACAAGAATCAGAGAAATTAAATAAGACGTTAGACTTGCAAGGAAAAGTTTCTGATCAATTGAAAAGAAAATATGAAGCTTTGAAAAGTGAGAAAGGCGAAGACAATAAAGCAACGAAAGATGCTTTAATAGCTTATAACGAATCCATTCAAACGATGAAAAAAACCGAAACAGCTTTAGATGGCGTTAAGGTTAAGATAAAGGAACAAGGAAGCGAGTTTAATAAAGCGTCTAAGGAAGCTAAAGATTCACTAGATAGTATTGAACAAGATTTAAAAGTCTTAGCTAGTGAATACGGTAAAACTTCAGCAAGTATGTCTAAAATGGGTGCTAATTCAGAAGACTTATTTCAACAGTCTATGCATATGGAAAAGCAATTAAGGCTTGAAGAGAAAGCAGTTCAAGCATTGCAACGTAAATATGAAGCATCAGCAAGAGAAAAAGGCGAAGACGCAAAGGAAACAAAAGAAGCGTACATTCAGTTAAATGAATATATCGCAAAGATGAACAAAACAAGTAACACCTTGAACAGTCTAAATCACAAAATAGATGAATCGAAAGGATCATTTAGATTATTTGGACGTGAAGTTCATATTGCTGGTGGAAAATTAGACGAATTCAAAGAACGTGCAGGAGATATCAATGCATCAATGAAAGCTGGTATGGTTGCTGGACTTGCTGCTGGTGGTGCTGCATCTGTTAAGGCTGCTGTTGATATTAACAGTTCTCAAAAACGTATCCAAGCACAACTAGGACTTACAGGTGAAAATGCAAAAGAATTAAATAATATCACTACAGATTTATGGAAAAAAGGTTTCGGTGAAAACATGGATGAAGTTCGTAATGGACTCATTCAAACGAGACAGAATATTCAAGGGTTGAATAATGGTGAATTAAAGAAAGTAACACAAGACGCTTTAGTGTTAGCCGATGTATTTGAAGCAGATGTAAATGAAGTAACTCGTGCTGGTGGAAACGTAATGAAAGGGTTTGGTGTAGACTCTGAAAAAGCGTTTGATTTAATGGCATGGGGAGCACAAAAAGGCTTAAACTTCTCCAATGAAATGTTCGATAATCTCTCAGAATATGCTCCACTTTATAAACGTATGGGCTTTAGCGCAGATGAATATTTTCAATTATTAGCTCAAGGTGCTCAAAGTGGCGTTTACAATCTTGACTACATAAACGATGCAATGAAAGAGTTCCAAATTCGATTAACTGATGGCTCTAAAGGTACATCGGACTCATTCGCATTAATGTCTAAGAGTACTCAAAATCTATTTAAACAGTTTAAAGCAGGTAAAATCACTGTTAAAGACATGCACAATGCTGTATTAGAAGAGCTTCAAGGAATGGATAATCAAGTTCAAGCTAACATCATTGGGGTAGGTTTGTACGGTACTAAATGGGAAGATATGGAAAAAGATACCATGTACGCTTTAGGAAACATTGACGGAAAGATTAAAGGTGTAGATGGAAGTATGAAAAATGCTTCTGCTGTAACTGAATCTCTAGGACAACGTGCTAAAGCCGCATTCCGTGAATTTATGGCTGCAATCGCTCCATTGGGAACTAGATTATTAGATATCGCTGATCGTTGGATGCCTAAAATTGAAACTGGTATCAATAATGTTACTGGTGCATTTGATAAAATGTCTCCTTCTGCACAAGATGCTACACTCGCTGTTGCTGGATTTGTAGGTGCAGGCGTTGGTATCGCAGGTATGGTTGGAGGTATTGGTGGCATTGGTAGTGCATTTGCTTTATTATCTAATCCAATTGGCTTGACAGCATTGGCAATTGCTGGTGTTACAGCAGAAGGAGTACTAGTTTATAAGAATTGGTATGCCTTAAAAGACTTGATGAAAGACCATCCATTGTTAGGATTAGCTATTAAGTTAACTCCTGTTCAGGGACAATTCATTGAGCTTGTAGGTAGCATTCGAGAATTCCGTGACCAAATGAATAAATCAGCTATCGATACAGGATTAAATTCAGATAAGATTTCGGAAGGAACTAAGAAAGCCATCAATGCTTATATGGATATGGACAACAAAGCGTATGCTTCAATGGTCAACTTGTCTGCAAGAGGTGGAATTGTTACGCAAGAATTCGCTGATAGTCAAATTGCTCAATATGAAGCAATGGCAAGTAAAATTCAAGCTTCAATGGACACTGACCATGCAAAACGTATTGAAAAGACTAAAGCTTTATTCGCAACAAATACTGCTTTATCTGATGAAGAAAAAGAACTAGCTTTAAAGAAAATGGACGATGACCATGCAATTAAGAAAATGCGTCTTGAAGAATATGTGGCAAAGATATCTGAAATTGAAAACAGAGCATCAAAAGAAAAACGTGATTTAACTGAATCTGAGAAACGTACTATCAACGGTATTCGTGAAAATATGCGTGTTGAAGCAGTTAAAACTTTAAGTAAATCTGAAGAAGAGCAAATTATGATTTTAGGACGTTTGAAAAATGACGCTTCTAAACTATCAGCTCAACAGGCAGCAGATGTTGTTAAATCATCTGCAACTCAACGTGATAAGACTGTTAAACAAGCAGATGAACAATATCAGAAACAAAAGAAAAAGTACGAATATCTACGTGATGTAACTGGTACTATCACAGCAGAACAAGCAAGACGTTCTATTGCAAATGCTAAAGAACAACGTGATCAAACTGTTCGTAAAGCAGAACAAATGCACGAAGATGTTGTAGAAGAAGCTCAATTACAAGCTCAAGGACATATCGATGCAGTAAATTGGGAGTCAGGCGAAGTTAAAGATGGTTGGGATGAAATGTATGACAAAGTTCATGCGGTTTATAACAACATTTTAGAATTCTTTGGAAAAGACCCTAAGAAAAAGAAATCAACAGGTTCAACTAAATTCAAAAAGGACACTGGTAAACGTTCTGCTGGCACAGTAACTAAAGGTGGAGCAGTTGAGAAACAATATGCAATTGGTACACCAAACGGTTCACATCCAGGCGGATTAGCTAGAGTCGGTGAAGTCGGTGAAGAGCTTGCATATATTCCTGGGCATGGAGTTGGACTATTAGGTGTAGGTGGAGAACAAGTTGTAGATTTACCTAAAGGTACGTCTGTATTACCTCACCATCACACTAAGAATCTACTTAAACGTTATGGATTTGGTGGAAAGATGCCTGCTTATAAAGAGGGCACAAAGGATAGCGTATTTGATATGGCAATGAAAGGTGCAGACTATTTATGGGACAATGGAATGAAGAAACTTGGAGTTACTGACAAGTTGATTCCTGATTGGTTTAATAACATTTCAGGTAGTCCATTAGGACTCATGAGAGACATTGCAGTAGATAGTGTCCAAGCATTAATTGATGATTTTCTTGGTGCATTCGGTGGCGGTGGAAGCAGTTCTGTAGCAAGTTACTACTTAGACAACTTCCGTGTTAGTACACCATTTAGCCCTAACAAGGGATTGAATGATGGATGGCATAGTGGCGGTCATAAAGGTATTGACTTAGCTCGTAAAGGTCAAAAATCAATCATGGGTATGGCAATCAAGTCTTTAACAGATGGCGTTGTATCTCAAGTGTTGGTTAATAATCCTACTGCTGGAAATGGTGTTCGCATTAAGAGTGGTAATCGTGTATTCAGTTACATTCATATGCAAGACCCACCACCTGTTAAAACAGGACAAAAGATTTCAATGGGACAATTGATTGGACGCATAGGCTCAACAGGACGTTCAAGTGGGGCGCATTTGGATTTGAAGGTGACTGAGAACGGGCGTTACATAGACCCCTTGAAAGTGTTAAGACAAATGGCTGAAGAAGGTGGAGAAGGTGGTTATTCTGGTGGAAACTACAAAGGACAATTCTCTTCTATCATCAACGCAGCAGGTAAAAAATATGGTGTTAGTCCTGCTTTAATCGCTGGTATCATTCAACAAGAATCTAAGTTTAATCCTAATGCTCGTTCTCCTGTTGGAGCTACAGGTTTAATGCAATTAATGCCTGCAACAGCTCGTGGTATGGGTGTTAAAAATCCTCGTGACCCTTATCAAAACATCATGGGCGGTACACGTTACATTAAAGAAATGCTCAATATGTTTAATGGGAATTTAGACAAGGCTTTACGTGGTTATAATGCGGGACCAGGGAACGTACTTAACGGTAGAGCTTATAAATTAAAAGAAACAAATAACTACGTTCGTATTGTTAAAGCTAACTACAACAGATTCAAGAAATCAGGAATTGGAGCTTATGCAACAGGTGGTAAAATCACTGACCATCAAGTAGCTCAATTAGGTGAAAATGGATATGACGAGTATGTATTGACTACTGAGCCACGTTACAGAAATAAAAACTTAGCCTTACTTGCAGAAGTGTCAGAAAGGTTAGGTGCATACAGTCCTATTCCTAAAGTGCCTAAGACTTCAAATGTTTCTAATAATATCATCAATAACAATACGACTAATAATTCATCTTCTGCACAGCAACAACCTACGATTAATTATAGTCCTACTATTAACTTCACATATACAGGTAGTCCCGATATGGAAAGTATGAAGTTGGCATATGAAAATCTAAGAAAATTAATGAAAGAGGAAATGGAAAAGGTTAATCGTCCTAAAGGCATCAAATTATCGGGAGGTTTATTTTAATGGAAAGTAAGATTTTAAGTTTTGGGGGAGTTCCGACTCCCTCTTTTTTGATTGTTGAAAAAGTTGGTTTACCACCATTAGCACCATCAGTTGTAGCAAGTAAAGAAATCCCTATGAAAAGTGGAAAGTTATTTGCTAATCAAAAGTTTGATATTCGTACAATTCCAGTTGATTTAGCTTTAATTGCACCAAGTAAGGAAGAATATCAGGATACATGTGCATTGATGGCTGAATGGCTTTATTCTAAGACACCTCAACCTATTGTCTTCTCAGAAAGACCTGACATTACATATATGGCAATCCTTGAAGGTGGTACAGACTTCACTCAATTTAGAGAATTAGGAAGAGGAACAATCAACTTAATTTGTCATGATCCGCACGGTTTAGGAGTAACAAGAAATGTAGCTATGGATTTAACAAAAGAATCAACACCTATTATTAATATGGGAAATATGGAGACTTCACCTATTATTGATTTGACTATAAATAAGAATGTGACAGACTTCTTTATTGCAACATCGGATAGATACTATTATTTTGGTGAACCTCTTGACCCAACAGAAAAAACACCAGTCGATTTATCACCAACAATTATGAATGATGGTTGTAGTACGCTTCAAAATTGGTTACAAGTAACTGATTGGTCTGTAGATGGTGGCGTATTACGTGGTGCAGGAGTTTCAACTAATGGTTACTCATTTGGTCAAGGTGCTACAGATGGAAAAACTGATTATGGTACAGCAAGTGGTTTATGGCATGGCTCTAGTGCAGTTTTCTCATTAGACCATGAAATCCAAGACTTTGAGATTGAAGCAGAAGTACATTTTCAAGCAACTGACAAGAAACAGAAGGGCAGAATTGAACTATATTTTTTAGATAAGGACAATCGCAAACTTGGTAAGATGGCTATTCGTGACTATGATAGTGCAAGAGATAATCCTATTTTCGAATGTCGTTTAGGTGCAATGAATGAGTTTAATAAGCAAATTCAGAACACTTATGGTGATAAGAAAGGCGTATTCTCTAACTTTCATGGAGTTATAAGAATAGGACGCAGAGGAAGACAATGGAGTACTTTTATTGCTAAAACTGATGGAATCAATGATTACACAGCAAGAAGACATAAGACTATTACTGATACTTGGAATAAATTTTCAAGTTCAAAAGTAGCTAAAATTCAAATTCACTTCGCTGCATATGGTAATGATCCAGCAGTAGACCAAATGCGAATTGATAACATTAAAGTTGATGAGTTTCTACCTAAACCATCAGGTAAAGTTGATTACTTATTCAAGAAAAATGACAAGTTACATATTGATTGTGAAAAAGGTGAAATCCTACGAAATGGAGTAGATGCAACGAATACGCTTTACATAGGCTCACAAGCTTTAAAATTCCCTAAAGGTGTAAGTGGATTAACTGTATCTGACCCTTCAATATTTAGTAGTGGTGTTGTGCGATTTACAGAGAGGTGGTTATAAGTTTAAATGTGGTACATATTAGATAGAAACTATAATACGATTGGTATTCTAGATAATGAGTTTCCTAATGGATGTCCGATTCTTCGAGATGTTATGAAAGCGACATTAGTAGACGGTGCTAAATATCTAGAATTTGATGTTCCATCTAACCATGAAAAAAGTTCCCTTTTAACTATTGGGAACTTTATTGTTTATGTGGATGCTAAAAAACAACGTGAACTATTCAGAATTACAACAGGCATTGAAGAAAATGGAGAAAATATGACTGCTACAATCAAATGTGAATTAGCAGCAATCGGTGACTTATTCAGTAAAGTAATTGAAGACAAAGAGTTCACTGCAATTAGTTTAGACACAATCATTGATTTTTGTGCAACTGATACGACATGGAAGCTAGGCGAATGTTATTACAGTGGGAGTATCACTAAATCATTTACAGATTTACCAAGAGCAAACGCAGCAATTCTTGACACAATTAGTGACTTTGATGCAGAAGTAGAATTTAAGATTGAGTGGGATAATGTACGTCCAGAAAATAAGCTTATCAATATCAAAGATAAAATAGGACAAAACACAGGCGTATCTATTGAATATGAACGTAACTTAGAAGGGCTTACTAAAACTACAGAAGGTAATCCAATTGTTACAGCTTTAGTTGTAAGATGTTCAAATAAAAATGGTAATGGAAATGATATTTTACTTACAGATGCACGAGTTGACCTTCCAGATGGTTTTGAAATCATTGGTAATAAATTAGTCGATAATAATGCATTAGAGGTTTATGGAAATGGAACAAAGCATATTGAAGATAGTTATATCGACAGTACCGCAACTAACCCAAATGAACTATATCAGAATGCCCTAACACAATTAAAGAAACTGAATAAGTCTGTTGTTACATATCAAGCTAGTGCAGTAATGCTTGAACAGTTTGATGGATATGACCATACATTCGTTGAAGTTGGTGATACGGTTTATGTAAAGGATATATCAGGAAGTGAACCTCAATTCTTAGAAGCTCGTATTCTTGAAAAAGAAATTAGTCAAACTGATAACACTAGAGGTGGGATTGTACTAGGAGAATTTGTTGTACGTAGAGTCACAGCTATTGAAGCAGTAGACAAAGCTCAAAAGACACTTCAACTCAAAGTAAATGAGTGGAGCGAAGCTTATGAAACTGGAAAAGAAACAGCAAAAGTACTTGATGAAGTAAAAAATAATATCGTACATAGTGCTAAATTATTTTCAACTAATGGAAGCACATTTAAAAATGGTATCGTTGATACTGATATTGTTGCAGTGGTTTACAAGGGTGTAGATGATATTACAGCAACTTTAGAAGAATCTTCATTCATTTGGAAAAAGTTTAAAGCAGATGGAACACAAGATTTAACTTGGATTGCTACTGATATAGGAAGACAGGTATCAATTGATTCAACAGATGTTGAAAGTAAAGCAACGTTTCAAGTGGAAATTAAGATTGATGAAAAAGTAGTCGCTCTTGATCAGTTCACAGTTATCGATTTAAATGATGCAATTATAAATGGTGAAAAACCTGAGAATCCACAAACAGGAACATTATGGATTGATGGAACTTTTACCCCACCTGTTTTATACACTTATAATGGTACAACATGGGAAAAACAAACTTTGTCAGTTGGTGATTTAGACCCTGCATTATTGACGACAGTAAATGGAATTGTAGAAGAAGTAGATGCTATTGATACCCGTGTTACAACTTCGGAAAGTACAATTGAACAACTTAGTAGCTCAATCACATCTAAAGTTGAATCAACTACATTCGATGACTTAAAGGAAAAAGTAGATACACAAGAATCAACTATTTCACAACAAGCAGGACAAATTAGTTCTAAAGTTGAGAAGAATAACGTTGTATCTGAAATCAATCAAACATCCGAAACAATCAAAATTGATGCAAACAGAATAGATGTAACAGGTGTCGCCACATATATGCCAAAAGGTAGCCCGAATATGATTCCTGTAAGATTCGATTCATTTGAACAATTCGACTTAGGGGAAATCCCTAGTACGCTTACATCTGGATACACTTCACTTAAACAAAAAAATGTCACTAACCTTTATTCATTAGATGGTAGTAGATCGTTTGTACTTGAAACCAATACAGAAGGTGAAGGCTGGATTTATCTTGCTCCATCATCTACAACTTATAACATTCCTGTTCAAATGGGAGCTACTTATATCTTCTCATTCTATGTGTACAATCCTGATGCAGTTAAGACAGCTAGGATAAATAGTGGAGTTAGAATGCCAAACATAGCAACAATAAGACCAAGTATTAAAACTTTAGCTAGTAGTGATGGATGGTATAGACATGAATTAAAGTTCACAGTTCCTACAGGAGTTACAGCCTGCAACGTAATACTCTATAACTACACTGCAAATGTTCCAGTTTACTATGATTGTCTTCAATTTGAACGTGTTCATGTAAACGCAATGGAAGCAAGCTCATTTAAACCTATCTCAACAACTATTATCAATGGTGGAAATATTACAACTCAATCATTAACAGCAGACCATATCAAATCGTTAAAAGGACTTAACGTTGGTAATGGTTCATTTGTCGTGGATGCAGTTACAGAAAAGGTATCTCTTGGTAATGGCACAGTTTTAAATGCTCCTAGCATTATTGCTGGAACGTTTGGAGCTATGCGTGGTAACACGATTTACATTGGTGAAAACAACGCAAAGATTGACACATCACCAGCAGGCTCTCTTCAACGTTTTCGTTTAGGCGTTAATGACAATATCTATATAGCAATTGATAATAACAATAATTTCAACTTTGTTATGGATGATGGTGCATTTAATCCTAAATTATGGAAAGATGAGAACGGACACAAGCTATTAAGTTTAGGTTCAGCTAATATTGCTGGATTAGCTAGTGGCGAAGCTGTACATATTCGAAATGTAAGTAACTCAGCTTATGCAAAATTAGCAGCATCAGATATCACAGCAACATCAAGTCTCGATGTATGGGGCGGTGGTGCATTCAAAGGTGACGTAAGTATCACTAGTAATGGTGGACTGTTAAAACTCAATGGTTCTACTCATGCATATATTGAGGTTTCATATGGTGGGGTTCGCAAAGGATTCATTGGTACTGAATCAGCAACAGGAAGTAATATGGTTATAGCTTCTGATAGAGATGAAATTATCTTTAAAACTGATGTATGTCGTGTAAAAGTAGATAACGGTACAGCAAGGGTAGACTTTAAGAATTCTCAAGATACTGCATATATTCCTATCTACGCTTCAAACATTACCTATAACTCTGTTCGTGAGCGTAAAAAAGATATTGAACCTTTTGCTGGTACTGAATATCCTGATGGAACGATTAAAACAGCATTACAGCAAATTAACGAAACATCTATTCGTACATATCGATTTGTTGAAGAGTTAGAGAATGAAAGAAAACATGTAGGTTTGATTCTTGACGAAAGCCCAGTCGATGTTATCGATATTCGTGGAGAAGGTATTGATGCTTATGCTATGGGTACTTACTCTTGGTCAGCTATTCAAGAATTAAGTAAAGAGAATCAGGATTTACGTTCTAAGAATGCAGATTTAGAAGCGAGACTTGCAAAATTGGAGCAACTTATATCTTAAATTACTTTAAACGCCTTGAGCGTTATTTTTTATGCCTAAATTGAAGGGGGTGATAGATATGGATCAGACAATCCTAGACATGTTAATCAAACAAGGTGGCTATGCCGCGTTGTTTATTTGGCTATTTTTTAAAACTATGAAAGATTCTAAGGACCGTGAAGAGAGGCTTATGAGTCACGTAGAACGTACAACCGATACATTAAAGCAAATTGAGCAAAGTGTTTCAAATATGCAGGATGAAATTAAAGATATTCATGAAAAAATGGAGGGAAAATAATTATGTTAGATTATCTAATGAATCGAACTGAAAAAGAATTAGTTGGTGTACATAAAACAGTAGCAGATAAGGCTAGACAGTTAGTAAGGAAAGCTTATGATGAAGGTATTTATGTTGCTATTGTCCAAGGCTTCCGTTCATTCGCTGAACAAAATAAACTTTATGCTATCGGACGTACAGTTAAGGGAACTAAAGTTACCAATGCCAAGGGTGGACAGTCAATACATAACTATGGTTTAGCAGTGGATTTTTGTATTTTCGATGATAAGAAACAACCTTGTTGGACTGTAAATAAAGATTGGAAACGTGTTGTAGAAATCGCAGAAGGAATGGGCTTTGAGGCTGGCTTGCGGTGGTCTTTTTACGACCCACCCCACTTACAAATGACATTCGGTTTAACTCTTAAACAACTTCAAGCAGGTAAACGCCCACCAGCTTCTCCAAAAGTAGAAGTTAAACCTGTACAAAATGTAAGTAAAGCACCTGAAGAAAGCTATGAAGACAGACCAATTGTTCCATATCCTAATAAGGTTATCAAGTTAGGTGCTAAAGGAATTGATGTAGAAAGAATCCAACGTGCAGTAGGCTTGACCGAAAAGCAAGTCGATGGAATTTTTGGCAAACAAACAGAACAAAAAGTGAAAGAATACCAAAAGACACATAAGTTAACAGTCGATGGAAAAGTCGGTTCTAATACGTGGAACATGATGTTCTAAATTAAAGGAGCAATTTAAAAAGGGCAACGGAGTTTTAATTTGATATACTTAAAAATAAAAGGTAGGTGATGTATCAAATGAATGAACTAATGAAGAAAACCCTTGTCATTGATGAATTAGGCTTTAAAGAGGAAGAAATGGATGCAATAGATAATTACTTCCTCTTTACCTTAACTTTTGAAGATTGGGATTCAATTGAGTTTGTTGATGAAGATGAAGAAGAGTGCGAACATTATTTTAAACTTCCCACTGGAAGAATGGTTTTTTTTCCAGCAGAGTTACTTTATAAAGAGGTATTAGCACAAATAGATTAATTCATAAGTGTGGGCAGTTGTACAATAATTATAAATGAATTGTTCTTTTTTAAGAAAGAGTTTGAAATAAGAGTACAATTTCAAATTGAATACATAGTTAAAGTTATTACCCCACTCATCATTTGAGTGGGGTTAATTTATTCCTCAATTTCCTCATACAAATCATCCACTTTAACATTTAACACCTTGGCAAGTAAGAAGAGCTTATCTGCTGTCGGAAAATTATTCATTTTAATCCAATTTGATAGTTGCGCGGGCGTTATTCCAACTTCCTTAGCTATATGCTTTTTTAAATATCCCTTTTCTAAAATGATTGTCTCGATACAGGATTTTAACCTCATGTTTTATCACCTATTATAAATATTCTTCGTGTTTTGTTTCATTCCTTTTAAAATAGATTTGAAAAATAATTATAGAAAATTATAAGTACAAGATATCTTAGACAATCAGACCGACATATCATTTATCATAACTAAAAAGTTCGCTTCACAAGACGTTATGAAAGTTCGATTCACTAGTTCTTTCCTCAGTACGCATGGTGAACTTTTAAACGAATTTCAAAATGTTATTCTCTCAGCGCTTCAACTCTATTCCATCTAGTTCGTTTAATAAGGGACTATACTGCGTATAAAAAGCAGAAGGGTGTGGTGATATGCTTCTAGAATTGACTACAGGAATCACAGTAGCTTCAGTTTTTGGAATTGCTAAATTAAAGCAAGATGGACGGTCAAGGGACGATGCAAAAAAGATAAAACAAATTGCTGACAATAATGGATTAAAAAAAGATGGTCAATCAATCATCATCAAAAGACGAGATCCACTAAACCGAAAAAAGAATAAGCTCTATGCTGAGTACATTTATCAAATTCCATTAGGCTTGTCATTTGATGACTTCATGGATAAATTCGCTAAGTTTGAGGATGGCTTGAATAATAAGAAAACCTTGTACTCGATTACCTTATCCGATATTAAGAATATTAACTTTAAAAAATTACGAACTATTAGAACTTGGAAAGGTAAGGCAGAGTATCTACAAAAAATCATCAAAGAAAAACATCTAATTAGAAAATCAATCGATATGTCCTATGATGGGATGCTAAGAGTAAAAGTTTATGAAAGTGACATGCCAAATAAGGTTGAATTTGATTCTGAGAAGTGGAAGAAGTGTAAAGGATGGAATATGCCACTTGGAGAGACGAGAGAAGGAACAGTATTCATTGATCTAGCTAAAGGACATTTTATCGTAGCTGGTGCAACTACGTTCGGTAAATCAGCTTTGCTAAAACTTCTTATAAGTACTCTGTTAAATAACAAACCAGATGAGACAATGTTAACCTTAATTGACTTAAAGGGTGGACTTGAGATGATGTACTTTGAGGACTGTAAACAAACAGTAAACTTCAAGGACGATTTAGAAGGTGCTGTAGAAGTTTTAAAACGGATTAAAGAGGATGTTCAAGCAAGACAGCAACACTTGAGAGAAAAGAAATTTAATAATGTTCATAAAGCAGGCATAAAACAACGTCATTTCATTATTGTTGATGAAGCTAGTGAACTTGCACCTTCACAAGTCCCATCTCAATACAAGGAGCTTGCAAAAGAAGCACAGGCATACATGAGTTTTATCACTCGTATCGGTCACTCAATGGGGTATACGCTAATCTACAGTACACAATATCCAGTCGGTGATGTAATGCCAAATCAGATAAAAGCCAATTCAGCAACTACACTTTGCTTTCGATTAGAAACAGACACTCAATCTGAAACTGTACTTGATCAAACAGGAGCAGAGCTTATCCAATATCAAGGAAGATGTATCTATCGTACACCAGAAGGAAGAAAACTTGTTCAAACTTACCTCATAAATGATGACACTATTAATGATGTTGTCACTCCAAACACTGTTATCAGACCTCGAAAGGATGAAGAGAATGCAGAAGTATGCGAAGAGAGAACAGAAGATAGATGCGATATTGCAATCTTTGAAGACACTGAACTATCTTAGTCGTTCACAAATCCAGACGTTACATGATTTAAAAGGTGATAGAAATGCACAAAAGTTTTTGAAGTCGATGGATGAATATTTGAACTCATTTAGAGATGGAGAAACAATCTATTACTTATCCAAAGAGGGAAGGGAACGTGTTGATTGTCCAAGAGTTATTAAGAAAACAACTACAGCGCGCCACTATATCATGCGTAACGCTTTGTACATTGCATTCGGTGAACCTGAGACATGGAGAAATGAGCAACGTGTAAGACATAAAGTGGCTACTATCATATGTGATGCAACGTTTGTGGATGGAGGTACACGTTATCTAATTGAAATTGATCATGAACAAAAAATGACTGCTAATAAAATTAAGATGGAAAAGTATCGGAAACTTATTGAAGCTAATGCTTTTGGTAATAACCCTGTTCAAATTGTTTGGATGACTACGACTGAGTATAGACGTAAGCAGTTAGAAAAGCTTTGTGAAAGTTTGAATGCACAAATTTTTATTATTACGGATTTCCAATAAAATATTTAGGAGATGGTTAATATGTTTACATCTAAGAAGATTCAAACGGTTGGTACAGTAAAAGAGTTTTTAAATTCCTCAACACCTACTTCCTCTAAGAAAGATATCGTTCCAATGTTAGCTACAGGTTCAACACTTCCTCTAATCTTCAGTGCAATGCCTACATTCTCATTTGCTGAATCAATTACTGCTAGTGCATCAGTTAAAGCAGACGTATCACAAAAGATCATTACAGCATTCCAGCCACTTACTGACCTGGTTCAAGGCTTGAGCTACCCTATTACATTCTTAGTTTTCAGTGCAGCAGGCATCTATTGGTTAATTGGGAATCGTCCTAAAGCAGTTGAAATGCTTCAAGGTGCAACGATTGGTTACATCTTAGTACAACTATCTCCATTGCTTATGCGCTTATTAGTATCAGTTACAGCAGGATTTTAAGGGGGATTGCAGTATGTGGGGCAAGGTTCAAACCGTTGGAGCAATTGGAGATTTCATGAATAAAGGGGATATGATAGGAACTGCTGCCCCTTTTGAATCTGTATTAGATTGGGCGTTACATCCAGTCGAACAGACTAAAGAAATGGGTACGAACGCTATGTATGAGCATGTCGAACCGTTCTTAGATATTTTATGTGTCGTTTCTACACCAATTGCAAGTATCGTCATGAGCATCGCTGGATTACTGTATATTCTGAGTTTTAGAGAGAAAAGTATGTCATGGATAACCAAAACAGGCTTAACTTACGTGATCATTCAACTGTTGCCAATGCTGATAAAATCAGTGTTACAAATGATGTAAAGCAGCTTAATTTTAAGCTGTTCTTTTTCAGTTAAAAGTAAATTAATTATAAAATCACATTTACATAGCCATTTCCCACAAAAAACACTCCATTTTCATGTAATTTCAACCAGTTTTGGAAGATAAAGTTATTAAAAAGGGACTGTAAATGCTTTGAAAGGCTATTATGACGTTAGATAAAAGTAAATTAATTATAAATGATAAAAAAACCATCATTTGACAAATATTTAGGTGCGATTTATTCTTGATACTTGAATTCAATAACAGGATGAAGTACACCATAGAAAGGAGAAATAATGGGAAAGATTAACCGTTTGAAGTCAGCAAATTTCAATTATGTTAAATCATCTGAAGAAAAAAAAGAAAAAATAACACAAATTATAGAGCTTATAATGAACGATTATATAAATAAAAATTATCCTAAAAAGAGTACAATTGAAGAAGGAAGGAAAGGTTATGAATGAATATCAGAGCTTATTCAGTGATATGTCGAGTAGACCAAAGAGAAAAGGCAATGTAATTAATAAAGCTGAAAAGAAAAAAGAGAAGTGTGGCATCCTCGTTCGTGTATCTACAGATATGCAAGTGGAAGACGGAGATTCAATCCAAATGCAAAAAGAACTAGCTGGAGATATTGTTACTAAGAATGAAGGGGTAATACATGATTGGTATATTGAAGAAGGTATCTCAGCATCAAAGAATAGAATCGCTCAACGTCCAGAGTTACAGAGATTGTTAGATGACATTGAATCAGGAATAGTTACTAAATTAGTAGCTTATAAACGTGATAGGTTGACTCGTAACACAGGTGATTGGTTACAGATACTTGAGATATGTGCGAAGAATCAATGTGACATTATTTTCTCAGCATCAGGTGAAGCACAATTATTTAATGATCCTGTATATGGAAAAGTATTTGAAACTATTCTAGGCTCAATATCTGAAATGGAATCAGCCAATACATCTATGCGTGTACGAGACACAATGAGTAGTTTAGCTAAAAGTGGAGAATGGACAGGTGGAACTTTACCTTATGGCTATGTAAAGAATGAATATGATCAAATTGAAATTGAAGAAGATAAAGTTGCTATAGTAGATGAGATTGTGGATTTATACTTAAGTGGATTAGGGCTTTATTCAATTGTTAAATGGCTAAATGGGGAACTTGTTAAAACTTTAGGTAGACGTGAAGGTGGAGCAGTTAAAAAAGAAGCTGCACATAAAGCACGAGTTGCACATTGGACTAAGTCATCTCTTGAATCAGTATTGTTTAATCCTTTCTATGCTGGAATTATAGAATATTCGAAAGAAGGACATAAAGCATATCAGAAAGACGAGGACAAATTTGTTCGTGCAAAGGGTAAACATCCTGCTATGCGTACACTTGAAAAGCAACGTGAAATTTACAAGGTGAGGGAAAAGAAATCATTACGTCCTGCTAGATCATATAATACAACATTTTTATTTTCAGATTTATTATACTGTGGGTATTGTGGAGAAAAGTATCAACCTAGAAATACAACAAAAAACAATAATCGATATAGTTACTATTGTTGTTCAAGTAGGCAAAATTCAAGTAAGACCGCAACCGGTCATCATTGTTTAAATAAGAATTATAAAAAGGAAATTCTTGAGGACTTTTTAATAAGTGAATTAAAAAAATTCTTCAAGAAAATTAAATTAGATTCGATGTCTAAATCTTTGCACAAGAATTTTGAAAAGCAAAAGAGTGTATTGAAAAATTCAATTTCTGCAAATGAATTAAATTTAAAACGTTTGATTCAAGATGAGTCAAAAATTGTACGATTAATATTAGATATAAATCCAAAAAATCCTATGTATGCACTTTTGAAAGAAAAATATGAAATAAAGTATACGCATATTCTTGCGGAAATTGCTGAGAAAAAGAAAGTAATATCGGAATTGAATTCTCAATTAAATGAACACGTAAATAGACGGGATAGTAAAGAACTTAAGCTTACTCTGATAGCAGAAATCACTCATGACTTTTCAAAAGGAATAGATGTAACATCAATGCAGAAAAAGAGAATTTTATTAACAGAGCTAATTAATAAAATAACTATCAATGTCAATGGAGATTGTGAAATAGAATTGTATGACCTTTCAGACATAGGAACCAATTCAAAGGAAAAAAATAAATAATTGAAATAATAACAAAAATAACCTCTTTCATGTAGTATTATAGACATAATAAAGGGGCTGATTAATATGGGAGAAAATTCACTAAAAAAAGAAGAACTGAACGAGATATTGTCAGATAATAAGGCTACAAAAGAAGAACAGTTAATGCAACAACTTGAAGTAATATCTTCTCACCAGCTTTTGATAGAATTCTCAGGGGGAGCAGAACCACCAAAGGAAGACTTGAAAATGATTGAAGAAGTTATGGTTAATCAAAAACTTTCCCAAGGTGTGATAAATGTCTTAATCTATTATGTTATGTTGAGAACAGATATGAAACTGTCTAGAAGATATTTTGAAAAGATTGCTGGACATTGGGCTAGAAAAAAAGTTCACACAGTTCAAGAAGCAATGAATTTAGTAAAAACTGAAGATAAGCAGTATCAATACTGGCAAAAAACAAAAAACAATCATAATTCAAATAAGAAAATAGATAATTCAATATATCAACGTGAGTTGTATAAAAGAAGCATCGAGCGTAGGTATGGCTTTGATAAAGCGATAATCAATTTAATTCTTGATTATACAGATGATATTAACGATGGATTGTTTCCAAAGTGGTTTGTCATTAGCTTATCAGACTTCCTACAAAAGCATGATCTAAAAGAATTTATAGAAGCTGAACAACTAATTAGAGATTTCCATAAGAAATATGTATTAAATTTCGGAAAATAAGGTGACTGCTATGTTAATACGTACTCATGCAAAAGAAAGATATGTTGAAAGGATCTTAAAGATTACTAACAAAAAAGAAGTTAAAGAATATATTAAAAATAATGAGTTCGAGATATCCTTTCGAATAATGGAAATGTTAAATGATTCAGAGCTTTTACATAGTAGTTATGCTGTATCTAGAGGGAAGAATACCTACTCATATTATGTTTTAAATAACCTCCTAATTGTTGTGCATGCCAATGGTAAAGAGATAATAACAATTTATGATTTAATATTAGATGCAAAAGAAGAATCGAATTTAAGATTGATTAAGCAACATATTAAAGAAATTAAGAAGAACATTCAAAGAATCAATCTTAAGGAAAGTGAAAAGAGTCATCAAGATAAAGAGACTGATAACATTGAATATATGATTAAAAAAACTCGAGAACAACTTCAAAACCTTGAAAGCTTAAGAGAACAGTCCATTGAAAGATGTAAAAATCGAGTTCATGAAATTAAACAAATACGTTACGAAAATAGAGAGCTAATGGAAAACTTAATGTTTGGTTTTAGACAATTTAAATAAACCTAACTTTAAGCAATTAGCATTTTCCATTCTGCATTTAAAAATTGTTCGCAAACTTTATAAAAATAGCCATAGATATTTCTGATATAGTAGCCTAATTTCATGTTTACGATACATTGTTTAAAAGTACGTATACCCAACCAACACTTATCTAATCCAGCGTAATAATCTACATAGTCTTCAATAAATTCATTGTAGTGTTGAGTCAGGTTACGGACGCATTTCCAGAGCTCTATAGTTTCTCTAGGAGTATATCCATAAGCCATTACTAAAGATGAAAATTCAATAGGAATACCTTTGATTACATTGTCTTTACGTATATTAATATTAAGATTATTAGTTTTAAAAAGATTACTAGTTTCTGCTGGTCCAATTTGTTCCCGTTGCAGTGGTTCAATTAAGTCTTGTAAAGAATTTAAATTACTTTCTTTTGTTGACTGATAACAGTTAAACACATATACAGAATGACCTTGTTTACCATTATTGAACGTATGATGAATTGTAATAAGGCTCATTTCTTGCGCCTTTAATAACATACGCTTAAATGATGATCGTGAAATTCCAAAATTGTTATTATGAGTAGCAGAAACGATTGTGCCGATTTTAGCATTACATACACCAAATACACTTGCAGAAAAGCGCACAAGACGTTTTAAAGCAATTAATTCAGATTTAGTAAGTAATTTTTGTTGATGGATATCTAAATACCATTGCTCCATTGATGAGTTAAATCCTTTAAGACTTTTGAAGTTGGATAGATGCTGAAAGTTACTAATGTGTCCAGATTTCATTATTAAGCCCTCCATAAATATGGTTTTTGGGCATAATCAAATAAGCTTAAAATCATTGATTTTTTTAAGCAAGTATTTTACACTAAATGTAGTGAAGTCAGTGTGTATTTGATTATGCACAACGGAGAGAGTGTGGGTGCAACCATACTCTCTTTTTGTTTGTTTAAATCTCTAAATTGTTAAGTGGATTATACCTATCATTTTGTTCCCTTAAGTCATTTCCCCACATGGCAGCATAACGTTCTGTTACACTGATATTGCTGTGACGCATTAGTTTTTGAATGGCAAAGGTACTCATTCCTGACTGAATACATCGCTGACAGAAGGTGTGTCGAAATGTGTGTGCAGAAAGGCGTACATCTCTAAAATTCATGATCTTTGATAGCCGCTTAAAGATATTTTGTACAGCATTTTCTGTAAGGTATTGATTATCACGATTAGTAAATATGTACTCACTCAGTTGATTAAATCTCTGTTCACAATAAACTTTGTAGCCCGCTAACTCTTTTAATAATTTATCAGTAGCAGGGATTACGTCTGACTGTCGTGTTTTACTGGAATATACACTGATTGTTTTATGCTGAAAATCAATGTTTGACCATTTTAAAGAGCATAGTTCGCCTAAACGGACACCAGTTGATAGTAGGGTAACAATAATCGTGTAATCACGGTATGAATAAAACGCTTTATCACGTTGTTTAATCCTTCTATAATGGTTCAACATCTGTTTGATATGATAATCCGTAAAAACTTCAATGTGAATATCTTCTTTTACCCGTTTAATCTTCTTAGCAGGATTCTTCTCAATAACTTCAATTTCTACTAAATAATTTAACAAGGCATTTAGACGAGTTAACTTATGATTTAAGCTAGTTGGATTATTTCCCAGTTCATTCTTACAGTACACAAGATACTTCTTAATGGTGTTTTGAGTAATATCTTGTACGTTGATAATTTCATTCGCACTACAGTAATTAATAAACTGATTAAGAATATCTTTGTAACCGATAATTGTCTTCTGTGAAATATTTTTAAATTCCCGATCATCGATAAAGTCTTGTACTGCAAATTTTAAAAGCAAATAAAAAAACCTCCTCATGAAAACCATGAAGAGGTTGAGAGAAATAGTAGCAATTCT